AAATCACAAGAGTTTAAGAAAAACGCTGCACCTGTTGTTGCTTCGAATGGTAACTCATTCAGCGACTTCATGGAAACCTTGCGTGCTAAAAAAGTAAATTAATTCACCTCATAAATTTTAATTAAAAATGCCAACAACAACTTCACTCACCACCACCTATGCAGGTGAATTAGCTGGTGAAATCGTAGCTAAAGCTTTGTTGTCAAACGTATCTGCACAGTACGTGACTATGAAGCCAAACGTACCTTACAAATCAGTGGTACGTAAGATTGATGACACTGTAACATTTGCCGCAGGTACATGTGACTTTACCCCAACAGGTACTATCACTTTGACCGAGCGCATCTTGACTCTCGAAGAATTCCAAGTTCAACGCCAAATCTGTAAGAAGGATTTCTTCATTGACTGGACTACTGCTGATGTAATGAGCGGACGTGTAAACACACAAATCCAAGATGCTATCATTGGCCGTTTGGTTGGTGGTATCGCTGCTGCTAACGAAACAATCATGTGGTCAGGTGTTAATGCAACAGCCGGTCAATACGATGGTTTCGAAACTTTGATTAAGGCTGGTGGTTCAGGTGCTGTATCTGCGGGTTCAGGTGCTTTGTCTGACACTAACATTATCGCTACCATTTGGGACGTAATCAACACTGCTCCTGCTGCTGTGAAAGGTGCTGCTGAAAAGCCAGCGATCTACATGGGACAGGCTGCATGGGAAGCTTACATGCAAGCACAAATTGCTGATGGAAATGGTTGGTACTTGACAGGTGGCCCTGAAGTTAACCGTCGTTTTGTAGGTATGTATGATATCTACGTTTGCCCGGGTATGACTGCAAACAATATCATCTTCGCACAGCCAAGCAACTTGATGCTCGGTACATGGCAGGAAAACCAAATGAACGAAGTGTTCATCTTGGACATGCAGAACTTGGATGGATCACAGAACGTTCGTTACGGCGCACGTTTCTACCTCGGTGCACAGATTGCGGTTGGTGAAGACATCACCTACTGGGGCGCATAATTAATAATCAAGGGGGTGTAACAGCCCCCTTTTAAAACTATATAAAACATGGCTTGTGAATTAACCACAGGATTTACGCTCGGATGCCTTGAAGGTATCGGAGGTGTTAAGGAAATTTTGATTGCTAACTACACCGACCCAGTATCAGGTAACGAATTTATTTCGGGCGTTACTTACGATGCTGTAACAGGTGAAGTAGACGGCTTGCCTACTTGGACTCTTTACCGCTATGTTCCATTCCGCAACAGCGGTTCCTACATTGAGACTGTAAACAAAAACTTGGAAACAGGTACACTTTACTTTTCTCAAGAAGTTGGTTGGACTTTCGGTAAGTTGAATCAAGACATGCGCAACGAGTTCTTAAACGTTGCAAAGGCTAAAATGATTGTGTTTGTACGCACCAACGATGACCAAATTTTGTTGATAGGAACAACTGAAGGTTCGCAACTTACTGCCGGTACTGTTCAATCGGGACAGCAGAAAGCAGATTTGATGGGTTATCAGGTGACAACGGTTGCAGAAAACCTCGAGCCTGCCGTACACCTTGAGCCTTTCAGTTCAGTACCTTTCGACAACTTTGCAGGTATTACTGTAAGCCCTGCTTACTAAGATAGTTTTCCGTTGTGTTCTTGTTGTATCGTAAAAGGGGCAGGTTTTAACTTGCCCCTTTTTAAATAAAGTAGCATGATATATTTACAGACTAACACACCAACACAGCAAGTGTTTTTGTCACTTGACGAAGCACGGCAATACTTTGCCACACCATTCACCAACTATCTGTTGGTCTTAACACACGAAGAAAACAGCACAACAGGCAATCAACTTGCACAGGTTGCCACCATCGTTAACGAGAATACACGAATAACAGAACTTGAAATCACGACTGTTGGCCTTACCTTAGCGGGCAGGTACAGGTATGAAGTATATGGACAAAATTCTAGTAGCAATATTGACCCGGCAAGCGGTCTTGTTATTGGTTTGTGTCAGCGTGGATATGCTGTATTGAATCACAACACAACGTGGTTTGATGTGCCTGTTGTAACAATACCAAATGACATTATCTATGAGCCATAACGAATCGAATATAGTATCATTGAAGCTTAGCGAGTATGTTGCTAAGAGCGATGCCGAGAAAGTTGACCGCAAAGGTTGGGTAAACTACGGTGACCAAAATGATTTTCCACAATACTTGCGTGACCTTGCTCACGAATCACCAGTGCATGGTAGTTTGGTTGTTGCCATTGGTGACATGATAGCCGGAAAGGGAATTAAGTCGGAGCAATACCAAGCGGAACTTGATGCACTTGACATAAACACTTTGACCTATGCAACCGCGCACGACTTAAAGTTGTTTGGCGGGTTTTTCATTGAAGTGATTTGGAGCAACGACCGCACGGTTATATCAAAGCTAAACGCGATACCATTTGAAGAATGCCGCATTGCGGTTAATCAAGATGACGATAGTGAAATAGGAATCTTTCACAGCTACGATTGGTCAAACACACGCAAGAAAAAGAACACACCTGAGTTCATTCCAAAGTACAACTACTTAACACGTGAGCAGGAGCCACGTCAAATCTATTGGTGTTTTACTTATACAGGCAGCGACACCTACCCTCGCCCCGATTACTGGAGTGCTATCAACTACATCGAGTTAGATAAGCAGATTTCTATATTTCATATCAACCAAATTTCAAACGGTTTATTCCCTTCTACTATCATTAACTTCTATAACGGGCAAGCAACGCCTGAGCAGAAGCAACAAATGATGATGGACTGGGAGAACAAGATGAGTGGTGCGCGTAATGCAGGAAAGGTTGTGATGTTCTTTAACGAGCGTGATCAACCTAAGACTGAGATTACACCATTCCCTGTAAACGATGCGGATAAGCAGTATCAACTAATGGATACTACCGCAACGCAAAAGATTATTACAGCGCATCGTGTTACTACGCCTTTGCTCTTTGGTATTCGCGAAACGTCAGGCTTCGGTAGTAACAAGGATGAAATGGCTACGGGTCTTGAAATATTCAACAAACAAGTCATTGAGCCGTATCAAGAAAAGATAAACACTAGCATCGAGGAACTATTGAGCAATCAATTGCCGGGTGTTACGTTTGAGATTATACCGAACACACCACTTGCAGTTGAACAGGCTGAAGTTGTTGCTGATACAACAGGCGGCACAACAGCCGATGTTGCTGCAACCGCTTTGAATGGTGCGCAGATTACATCGCTTGTTGACATCGTAATGCAAAGTGCTGCGGGCGCTGTACCTGTCACAAGTGCAAAAGCAATCGTACAAGCTGCATTCCCAACATTGCCACCTGCAACCGTCGATGCAATCTTTGCCGATGTTCTACCCGGCACACTTCAACCAACTGAAGTGATTCAATCAAGTGTTGAGTTAAAAAAAAAAGTAGCTGCTGCTGACTTTGATGATAACAAGGTAGCAGATGCGTTGATTGCATTAGGTGAAGACCAAGACGAAGACTGGGTGTTGATTGATGAGTACGATGTTGACTATGACACGGACGATGCAGACAACGAAAGCATAGAAGCACACAACTTTGCTAAGACAAGCACAGGCACTGCGCGACCAAATGCAAGCTCTACGCAAGATAAAACTATTGACGATGTGAAGTTCTATACACGTTACAAGTATAGCGGTGAGATAAAAACAAATTCACGTGAGTTTTGCCGCAAGATGATTGCTGCCGATAAGCTATATCGCAAAGAAGACATCATGCAAATGGGCAAGCAAATAGTTAATGAAGGATGGGGGCCGCGAGGGGCTGACACATATTCGGTGTGGCTCTGGAAGGGCGGCGGGGCATGTGGCCACGTGTGGCGGAAGATGACCTTTGCCAGTGCGAAAGGTTTTGGTTTGGACTTAACCAATCCAAACATTCGCGAAGCAATGGATGCGCGAGTAAAGAAAGCAGGTTATAAGGTGCGCAATAATCCTAAGGTAGCACAAGAGCCACGCGATATGCCTTATGAAGGCTTCCTTCCTGATAACCCACGTTTCGCAAATAAATAATTACAACTATGCCAGAAGTATTACTAATATCAGAAAACTATATAAAGAAGTATAGCACGGTGAACGGAAGTGTTGACCCTAACCTGTTATACCCTTCAATCTATTTAGCACAAGACAAATGGTTGCTTCCCTTTTTGGGAACTGATTTGCTCAATAAGATTAAGGCCGATGTAGCCGCTAACACAATATCGGGCAACTATCAAGTATTACTTGAGGATTACATTCAAAAGATGCTCCTGTGGTGGGTTATGGTGGATGTTACACCAAACCTTTGCTACCGAATGGACAATGGCACGCTAGTGCAACGCCAAAGCGAAGACACCGTGCCGGTATCGGATGCGGTTATGAAGGACATGATAGATCGTGCAAGACAAAACGCACAGCACTACACTACTTTGCTTGTCGATTACTTGTGCGCTAACAGCAGTTTGTTTCCTGAATACTCAACAGCGCAATGGCCTGACCGTTCACCACGAACAGACGTGACCAACACGCTCAACTACCAGTTCAGCACGGGCAACACGTCCACTTCATTCCGTCCTACCTACTCACGAAATATCATTAACAGAATACCATGAGTGAAAAGAA